CAGATTTGATATATACTGTTTACAAGAGCATACGTAGTTATGTAGAGGAGGAGGTGAGACCGTGCTGACGGAGAGTCAAGAATTATTTGTTCAATACCTTGTCCGAGGGGAATCTCAGCGTGAAGCCATGCTAAAAGCGTATCCTTCACGGAGAAGCTGGAAATCGACGAGTGTCGATTCGAACGCTTGGGCTATGGCGAAGAATCCTAAGATTGTTGCAAGGTACGAAGAATTACTTACCGATATCAGGAAGGAGGAGACTAAGAAGACTATGTGGGATAGAGAGAGGTCAGTCAAGACGCTAAAGTATGTAATTCAGGTCAATATAAGAGACCTGGAGAGGATACAGGAAGCGTCCGAGGAGGAGCTTGAATTGCTCCAACAACAAATTGAGGAACAGCCTGAGAAGGCTTTGGTGCTAATCGACAGAATGATACGTAATAGGAAATCGAGACGAGCGTCGCAAGTAAACAATAAGGGTATAGTCGACGCAGTAGCAGAATTAAATAAGATGTACGGATTCAATGAAGAGAATATTAACCTCAACGGTGCCGTAATATTCACTGGAGAGGATGAACTGGAAGACTGATGAATAATTTCAATGTTACGGATAGTATCAGCCTACCTAAGATAGTGGGCAAGGGATATAAGAAATTCTGGGAATTTAAGGGGAGGTACAGGGTAGTAAAGGGTGGTCGAGGTAGCAAGAAATCTACTACGGCGTCCTTGTGGTTTCCATATAATATGATGAAGTATTGGCATAAATATGGACTTAAACCTCATACCCTGGTGATAAGGCGATATTACAACACTCACCGTGACAGTACATTCGCTCAGCTGAAATGGGCGATAAATAGAATGGGAGTATCTCATCTGTGGAAGGCTACAACATCTCCGATGGAGCTCGTGTATAAACCATCTGGTCAAAAGATAATGTTCAGAGGTCTTGACGACCCCCAATCAATCACATCAATCACGGTAGAGGATGGTTATCTATGTTGGACATGGTGGGAGGAGGCATTCCAATGTACAAATGAAGATGATTTTAACATGGTAGATTTATCCATCAGAGGTGAGATGCCCTACCCCCTATTTAAGCAGCATACCCTTACATTCAATCCCTGGTCTGATAAGATATGGTTAAAGAGACGATTCTTTGATAAGGTAGGTTCTGACGGAACTAATGAGGAAGAAGATATATTAGCAATAACCAGGAATTTCGATTGTAATGAATTTCTTGGTGAGGACGACTTAAAGATATTCGAGCAGATGAAAAAGAATAACCCCAGACGATATAGTATAGAGGGTGAAGGTAATTGGGGTATTGCAGAGGGGCTGATATTTGAGAATTGGCAGGAACTTGAATTTGATATTGAGGCAATGAAGAGGTCACTTGATACTTATGACCGACCAAAGTATAAGCAATTATTTGGAATGGACTTTGGTTATACCAATGACCCTACTGCATTTATAGCATTGATGGTAGATGAAAAGAATAAGGAAATATTCATCTTCGATGAGATATACAAGACCTATATGAAGAATGAGCATATCAGAGATGCTATAAAGTATAAAGGGTATGATAATCAGAGGATAGCGGCAGACTCATCAGCACCGAAAGATATTGATACCCTGAAAGATATGGGATTACATCGTATCTATGGAGCAAAGAAACCAAAGGGCTCAGTCAACTCAGGTATCCAAAAGTTACAAGATTATAAAATATATGTTCATCCTCGATGTACCAACGCAATCGTAGAATTGAGTAACTATATATGGCAACCAGATAGAGATACCGGTAAACCGAGCAATGAGCCGATAGATGAATATAACCATTTAATGGATGCTTTGAGATATGCCACATTTGAACTCGGAAGAAGTAATTTCAGTTGGTAGGCAAAAAACACCCTGACCTATGATACCAGAAGGAAAATAAAGTGATGTAGACGCGAGTATACGAGGTCGTTTTTTCAGGTAGATAAGTCAAAAGCAATGGGATATAATAAATTATAACTAAAAGGAGGTAACGCAATGATTTTTCCAGATTTCCAAACAAATGCGATGCTTGGACTCAAAAGCAAGATAAGCAGATTAACAAACAGTGGGAAACCACAAGAGGATTTCTTATTTAGCAATCTGAATGAATGGCAGGAAAGTGATACCAGAAAGTTCATGCTGACCGCTCAAGACTATTACGGAAATGATAATGATATCAAAGACCGTAAAAGATATTACATTGATAGAAAAGGGGTCAGACAGGAAGCAACAAATCTTGCCAATAGTAAGCTGAAGCACCCCTTTATGAGAAAATTGACTAATCAAAAGGTCAATTATCTATTGAGTAAAGAGTTCAGTGTTCAATGTGATGATGATAAATTTAGTGAATTGCTTGGTATGTATCTTGATAAGAAATTCCTAAAGATGATTAAGAATGTTGGTAGAGATGCAGTGGTCAATGGTTTAGCATGGATACAGATTTACTATGACCGACTTGGTAACCTCAAGTTTAAGAGGATTCCAACGGAAGAGATTATTCCATTTTGGGCAGATGCAGACCATACTATCCTTGATGCAGTATTGAGAGTTTATACTATTATGCAGTATCTACCAGATGGCGTCAAGAAGGAACTCATCAAGGTAGAGTATCATACTACTGAGGGTGTATGGTATTACGAAAAGACTGATAGAGGGTTAAAACCAGACCCAGACAAAGGGGAAGGGGTAAGAGGTCATTTTGTTATTCCTCAAGAGAGCAGAGATGCAGGGGGTAATGTGATTGTAGATGAAGATAATAATCCTATTATGACCAATGTTCAAATGACTTGGGATAAGGTACCATTTATAGCATTTAAGTATAACGCCGATGAAATGAGTTTACTCAAATTAATCAAATCACTTATTGATGATTATGACCTCAATACATCAGATACATCAAACAATCTACAAGATATTCCAGACTCAATCAAGGTGGTCAAGAATTATGATGGTACCGACAAGACCGAGTTTACGCAGAATCTGAATATATTTAGAACCGCCTTTGTATCCGGTGATGGGGATGTAAAAGCATTGACTACCCCGCTTGATGTTGCGGCCCTTGATAGTCATCTCAATAGATTGAGGAAAGATATATACGAGGCAGGTAGTGGAGTTGATACTCAAGAAATCAGTCTTGGTAATGCGTCAGGAGTAGCACTTAAATTTAGATATGCAGACCTTGATACTGATACAGATGATATGGCGAATGAATTTGCCGCATCCCTGGAAGAACTGATTTGGTTTATCAAAGTCGATTTACTGAATAAAGGACTTGGTGATTTCCTCGAAACTAAATTTGATATCATCTTCAATACTGATGGAATCATAAATGAGTCAGAGATTATCATAGATGCCAAGAACAGCGTTGGTATTATTAGTGATGAGACCATCAGAGCAAATCATCCTTGGGTTACTGATGCTCAAGAAGAGGGCGATAGGATGAGTAAAGAGAATGAAGAAAAGATGAAACAGATGCAAGAGGTAATGGGAGAAGGGATGGTCCCAGGATTTGGTGAGGAGGCGTCAGACGAAGGCGGTGAGGAATAATGCCTGCAATATCATCAAAAGAGTATTGGGAGAAGAGGTCTGAACTCAATCTGATACAGAATGAGAAATCAGCATCTCAATACGAAAGACAATTAAAGAAAGCATATGAAGAAACCATCCGGTCAATCAGAAAAGAGGTCCAGGCATTTTATCAAAGGCATTCAGATGAGACCGGGGTTACCCTCACATCAGCAAGAAGACGACTCAAACCAGATGAGCAGATGGATTTCCAAAAGCAAGCGAGGAATACCTTGATGAGGTAGAAAGACTCGGAGATAAGGCGTTTACGGCAGAGTATAGGGATTATCTCAAGAAGTTATCAGGTAGAGCATATATATCACAGATGGATGAATTAGTTACTAATATCAGACATAATATTGAGACTTTATCTACTGGATATAATGCAGGTCTTGGTAATACCCTCAAGGATGCTTTCGAAGATGGATATTTTAGTACCATGTTTGATGCTCAAAAGAGAGCAGGGGTTGGGGTATCATTTACCACTCCCGGTGGTAAGCAATTAGAAACTGCAATCAGAGAAAAATGGTTAGGTCAGAATTACAGTGATAGAATATGGGCAGATAAGAAAAAGCTTACCGATAATATCGAACAGATGCTATCTCAGGAGTTTGTCAGAGGCAGAGGTCCTAATGATATAGCAAGAGACTTTGCAGACCGACTCAATGTGAGTTATTCAAATGCTCAAAGACTAATACGTACCGAAATCAATTACATCAGCAATAAAGGGAGTCTACAGGCATATAAGGATACCGGTATAGTTGAGAAATACAGATATCTTGCTACTCTTGATAGCAGGACTTCTGATATCTGTAGAGAGCTTGATGGAGAGGTCTTCGAGATTAAAGAAGCAAAGGTAGGAGTCAATCTACCTCCATTGCATCCATATTGTCGGTCAACCACAGTTCCTCATTTCGATGATGATGATATAGGAGAGTTGATTGAGGATAGGATAGCAAGAGATGATGATGGTGCCGGCAAGAGTATCAGACTTGGCGAAAATCTAAAGTTCTTCGATTGGGTAGAGAAATATGGGTCGGAATCATTTAAGAAAAAAGTAACCGCTCAGAGGGCAAAGTTTAAGGGAATGGATATGGCATCTTCTATCACTGAGGCATTGGTGGCAGATGAGATATTAAAAGCATTTGACCCTGATGAGTATGAGCCTATGACTAGAGCGGAAGTCATCGAAGCTATGAAAGCGTTTTATGGTGGCGCTAATATTGACCATTATGATATGCCGGATGAATATAGAAGTTATATAGCAACCGGCAATAGTTTTAGAATAAATGAATTCTTATATAGTGGTAGATATGAGGATATCAAATCCGGTAGGGTATCACCAGACAGTTGGGATAAAATTAGAATAAATCAGATTGAAGCATTTAAGGATTATATTGATAAGGCTCCAAATCTCCATAAAAGTACCAAACTCGTGAGATTTATTGGTGAGAATGCTCTTGAAGGAATGGTTAATTTAGTGGTCAGAAATCCAGAGATTGCCAATAAAATCACGGGAGCGATAAAGGGAGCGTTGAGAGGTCGAGAG